CAGGGTACGACTGCTGATGCTGCTTTACCTAAAGCTGGCGGCACTATGACGGGAACCTTAAAATACTCAAACTCTACCTTTACAACTTATGACTGGTCTACGGAGCAAAATACTGTTGGTGAATATACGGTAACTGTCGGGGGTACTGGCGGTGCGGAGTTTAAAATAGTTAGTGATGGGGCGGATTACACAAACACCAATGTTAAAATCGGAAACGGAATAAAGCTAGACAGTTCTGGTGCCTCATACTTTACTGGCGGCAATGTAGGCATTGGGACTACAAGTCCTTCAGAAAAGCTAGACGTAACAGGCAACATAGCCGTCACTGGTACTTCAGATGCGTTAATAAAGCTAATTGCTGCAAGTGGGTCAAGCTCAAGTTTACGTCTTTTAGAATCTGGCACTGGAAACGTGGGCGCAGAGTTTCATTATGATGGTGCTGCCAACATCCTAAACTTTAAAGTCGGTAATAATACTGATCTTACTAGAATGTCTATTGCTCGTGATACAGGCGACATCAGCTTCTACGAGGACACAGGCACCACTGCAAAGCTAATTTGGGACGCCTCTGACGAAGCACTTGAGTTTGGCGATAACGTAAAGGCGACTTTTGGTGTTGGGTCTGACCTACAGATTTACCATGATGGGGAGCATAGTTATATTTCCGATCAAGGTGCTGGCAACCTGCGTATTCGTGGATCAAATGCTGTTCAACTCCAAAATGCCTACGGTGAAAACTACTTTTTTGGAGACACAGATTCGTCTGTTACGATTTACTACGACAACACACCAAAACTCGCAACCACCAGCACAGGCATCAACGTAACAGGTAAGATCACTGCCGATGATGAAGTAATAATTGAGTCTACTTCTGGTTATGGGCGTATTGAGATTGGTGGCCCATCTGGTGCATTTATTGATCTAAAGTCGCCATTTAGTGATGATTATGATGGGCGTTTAATAGCAAACGGTACATCACTTTACCTAACTACAAGCTCAGACATTCCAATTATGTTGAAGCATAATGGTGCTGAAAAAATGAGAACCACCAGCACAGGCATCAACGTAACAGGCAACATAGCCGTCACAGGCACGGTGGATGGTCGAGACATTGCAACAAACATTCCTGCGTCACTAGGCACGGCAGGTCAGGTTCTAACAGTTAACGCAGGTGCAACGGCTGGCGAGTGGGCGGATGCTGCCTCCGGTGGCGGTAATGGACCTGCATTCTCAGCTTTTTAAGGGGATAAAATCATGACAGTCCAAAAAATACATACTATAAGAGGGTACAGTACTGCCAGTCCGGGGGTTATATACACATGCCCTACGGGCAGGGTTGCTAGAATTAGAATTAGCGCGCACTTTATAGATTTTAGGTTTACTATTAACGACAATAACTCTACAGACAATTGGTTGTATAATGAGTCCATTAGAGCAGTTACAGTATCTAATGGTAAATTTGCTTGGCAAGCATCCGGCACCAGCACCAACGTAAATCAAGGTTATTACGTTACGGAGATGCAGGATGGTTCTGTTTTTAATACACTCAATCCTGGGCTTTACGCAGAGTTTCTAACCCTTTCAGCAGGTGAAGACCTTAGACTTTACGAGGAAGGGAACGGGTCGTGTAATTATCATTTAGAAATCATTGAAGAGGACAACATATAATGAACCGTAAAAAATACCAAATATTTTGTGTAGACAGCGGAATGTGCCTTGGGGTTGTTTCTGGCTGGGATGAGTTCCAACTAGAAGCTAATACACCTGATAACCAATTTTGCATAGAAGTCGCTACTGGCGACCCTCTTGCCGTGGCTAATGCTGCTATGGTTGACGGACAGAGACACATTGTACATTCAAAACCGTTACCAGAAGTTCCAGAGGGTCAAAAGTTATATAAAACAGGTTTTGAATTAGATCCAGAGGATGGCAAGTATTACTATAGTTACACCATTAAAAGCCTTGAAAAGTAACTTTAAAGTGAGGATCGTACGATGAAATACTTAATTCTAATATCTACCCTAGCATTAGCTGCATGTTCAACCAAAAACGATGTGGCTATGAACAAAGACTACCAACTAGCTGTAGCTGAAAGTGAAAAAGCTCGAATGTATGCTATAAGAGAAATTGCAAGCCAGGGGGAAACCGGTGCTGTAGCTGCTGCTATGATGCTGCAAAGCCAAGGAAATAAATCTCATGCGGCACCTCGTAGTAGCGGTGATAATGCTTTGGCATGGGCGCAAGTCCTTGTCCCTGCTACCGTTCAATCTGCTGGAATTGCTGTAAATGGTTTGGTTGCTAGGACTCAATCTAACAACAACAAAGACGTTGCAATAGTAAACAGCAATAACACCACAGCAGTTGCGGTAGATACAAACTCAACTATGGCTACGATTGCCGAAGTTACTATTGTTAACCCAGAAGTTGTTAACCCAGAGGTCGTGACCAGCACGAACACTACCGCCAATACAAATACAAACACGGTTGTTTGCCTGACTGATGCTGACCATAGCTGCGAATAAGAAAAGCAAGGGGGCTTAACATATGCTTGGCTTTACACCATTAGCAGCCACGCCATTAGCAGACAGTGGTGTAAGGCAGTATAACCTTTCCGTAGACAGTGGGTCGTTCAGCCTTGTTGGTCAGGACATTGCGCTAACTATCCGTGACAACTTTATTGTTGATGATGGTGGATTCAACCTTAACGTACAAGACGCCATAGTCACGGCACAGCTTAACATTGATGCGGATGCTGGGTCGTTTACAACCACTAGTCGGGATGCTGGCTTCCGCTTCGACGCCAAGTTAATTGCGCAACAGGGTACATACATTGTTTCCCGCCAAAACATCACCGATCATACACGCAAGGTTGCTGGCATTGGCCAATTTGCGCTGGACGGGCAGGACATTGGCGTCAACTTCCCTATGGCTGCTGAAAGTGCGAGCTTTTCTATCGCAGGTCAAGTTAGCGTATTTGGCGTCACAATGCTTGCTGGCTCTGGTGCGCTTGCGCTGTCGGGTCAGGCTGCGAATACAAACACAAGCATAGTCTCTGACAACGGATCGTTCACCGCAACTGGTCAGGACGCCAACCTTTTGCCAGTTGTCATTCTGGATGTTGACCCTGGAATATTTGCTCTCACCGGCCAGCAGAATGTGCTGGCAAGGAACTATGCCTTCGCCGTTGATGCTGGCGGGTTCACGCTTACCTTTACCAACACTGATACTGCGACAAGCGTTAAGGCCGACACTGGTTACTTTACGCTGACAGGGCAGGACTCGGTTCTAAATGTTGGCGAGACGCTAAATGCAGATGCTGGCGTATTTGCTGTCACAGGCCAAGACATCAATTTTGATGTCAGCGACAACTTTGTAGCAGAGGCCGGCATATTTAGCCTCAACACAGAGACCGTTGCGCTCAAGGCTCGCTTCCACATTTACCCCGAGGTTGGTAGTTTTGGGCTGCAGGGGCAAGGCGCTGGCTTCATCGAGTCTGAGGTTGTTGTTGCCGAAACTGGCAACTTTGCTCTGACAGCGGGTGAAGCGCAGTTAATACCAGTGCTGACGCTGCCTGCTGCAACTGGCACGTTTGCGCTGGCTGGCCAGAATATCGGTATCGGTCAGTTCTTCAGGATTGATGGCGTTGGCGTGTTTACGTTGGATGGGCAAGATGTTGATCTTAACGCTCTGCGAGGCAGACGTTTTGAATATGCCAACAAAAATACCAAAGCGGTGCTGTCGCAAGCTAACGCAAATAGTGTTATAGTCACTGCAAGTAAAAACGAGGCTGCTTAACATGACCTTTAAGATCAAAGAAAACGACACCACGCCTTCATTGCGAGCAGAGTTGCTGAATGGCAGTGGGAATGCAGTTGACCTGATCGGGACAACTGTTCGCTTCTACATGAGGCCAATGGGGAGTTCTACAGTGGCCATTGATGAGGTCGCGTCAGTTATAAGTGAGGCTGGCGGAATAGTTCAGTACGATTGGGCCGATGGTGATACCGCAGATGTAGGCTCTTACCAGGCCGAATTTGAGGTGACTTACTCTGACGGCAATGTTGAGACGTTTCCAAACTCAAACTACATCGGTGTTGAAATTATAGACGACATATCTTGAAGGCGGTTACTAGAATGGAAATGGATGCAATGTGGAGCGCATTACTATCAATCGTCATCACGGGTATTGGCTTTTGGGTCAAGTCGTGGACGGGTGAGATTACGCGCTTGCAGATCTTGATTAACCGCACGCGCGAGGAATACATCACGAAGGCCGATAGCGCCGAACAGATGAATAGGGTCATGACGCGGCTGGATGGCCTAGACGCCAAGATTGACCGCCTGATTGAGAGAAAGTGATGCTCTGCGCTCTGGTCTTCGTGAGCTTTGGTCACGCATGGGTGCAGGGCGTAGGCAATGTTTTGGTTAAATCTTGCTACTATGAGTGCGGCCAAGCGAAGATTAGTAAAGGTCAATGGTATGACCGCAAGTACAGCGTGCCACCGCACTACGTCTGCCCATTGAGGTTCGCAGAAGCATGATTGACCCGATTTCCGCTATTGCAGTTGCCGCCAGCGCAGTAAACAATGCCAAGTCGCTGATCGCCGCTGGCCGCGATGCGTCAGGCGCATTGAGCAAGTTCGCCGGGGCTGTTTCTGACGTAAATTACGCAGCTGAGAAGGCGAAGAATCCGGGTGTGTTTGCGTCTCTGACTGGCTCCGCAGAACAGGCTGCAATCGACGCATTCTCTGCGCAAAAACGCTTGCAGGCGATGAAGAAAGAGATCGAAACAATCATCATGTATCAGCATGGTCCTCAAGGTCTGGAAGAATACAAAGACACACTCCGCAAGATCAGAGCGCAGCGCAAGAAGACTGCGTATCGTAAGGCCGAAATCAAAGAGGCTTTGATAATGTGGGTGGTCGGCGGCATCATCGTGATGGCGGGTATCGCCGGGTTGGCAGCGGTGCTGTACTTGATTGGCAAGCAACAGGGGAAATGGTGATGGACGGAAAGGCAATAATGGGTGCTTTGTTCGCTGCGCTTCTGGCTTTGCTTGGCTGGAACATTTCAACGACGCATGAGTTGACTTTGCAAGTCCAGAAACTGGAGATTATCTTGCTCAACGATGCTTTCGCAAACTGACAGGGAAAATACATGGCACACACAGTCTTAGATAATTGGAAAATACTGCCGCGCTTGATGATGTTCGTCACGACGGTCATGTACATACGCTGCTTAGAGTGGGCAATGGGTCAACCCGATTTGTCAGTAAGTCAGGCGGGGCTGATCTCGGTTGTCACTGGAACCTTCACAGCGGCCTTCTCCATCTGGATGGGGAAAGAGTCAAAGACCACTGTGACGCCAACCAAGATCGTGCATGAGGAAAGGTATGACAAATGAGCATTCTGAGTGCGCTGATTGCGCCAGCCACTGAGCTGGCGGGCAAGTTCATCCAAGACAAAGACCAGGCCGCACGCTTGGCGCATGAGTTGACTACGATGGCCGACAAGCACGCGCAGCAAGCCATGCTTTCTCAGATTGAGGTCAACAAGGCTGAAGCGGCCAGTGGGTCTGTATTCAAGGGCGGCTGGCGTCCGTTCATTGGTTGGGTTTGTGGCACTGCGTTTGCATATCACTTTGTGCTGCAACCATTTATAGTTTTCGGCGTCACCGTAGCTGGTGTCGCCATACCGGAGTTGCCTACGTTTGACATGGGCAGCTTAATGACCGTGATGATGGGGATGCTCGGCCTGGGCGGACTCAGAAGTTACGAAAAAAAACAGGGACTGACGAAATGAGCAAAGCAATGGCTACCCTCCAAGCTAAAATCGGCGCAACAGCCGATGGCGAGTTTGGCCCGAATACGGCGCGGGCAATCGCAAAGTATTTCAACCTATCCCCAGCGCGCGGCGCACACTTGATGGGGCAGGCGTCACATGAAAGTGGTGGCTTCAAGCGCACCCGTGAAAGCCTGTACTATATCTCACCAGAGCGCATACAAGCTGTATGGCCATCGCGCTTCCCAACTGTTGAAGATGCAGAGCCTTACGCCAGAAACCCAACTGGGCTTGCTGGGAAGGTTTACGCTGGCCGCATGGGCAACGAGAATGAGGCGCAAGCCAGCCTATTTATAGGTCGAGGATTTCTACAGCTCACCGGGCGGAATAATTATCGCTCGTTTGCGTCCGATATGGGTGTGCCGGAAGTTATGACAGACCCAGACTTGGTGGCAGACGATTACGCCTTTGAGACTGCTTTGTGGTTTTTTGACAAGAATGACTTGTTTAAAATTGCCGATGAGGGTGTGACGGATGACGCCATCAAGCGCATAACCCGCCGCGTAAATGGCGGTTATCACGGTCTGGGTGATCGAAGCAACCAGAGCAAGAAAATCCACACTTGGCTAATGGCCTAGTCTAGCCAAGTTAGCTAAGTGCAGGTCCAAGATCAGAAGGCCAGCGCAGCGGTCGGGAGAGCGGGCGAGCATATGGCACTCGCTCGGCTTTCTCTAGCTGGTTATCTATGCACTCTATGTCAGATCAGAGACCACGATGCGTATATACAGACCGTTGCGGGTGTGCTTACCTTGCAGGTAAAAAGCGCCAGCAAAACGCATGGATTGGGCCGAAAGTACAAATTCCACACAGTTAAAAAGAGCGGGCAGCGGTCAGACGTTTACGCCTTTGTCGCTGTGGATCTGGACGCTGTCATCTTTCGCCGTGGAGACGAAGTTATCAAGGCGACAACATATGTACCAGAGGCAGAATTTCTAAACGAAAGCCAGTCGATGCAAAAAACTTTGGACAGCTTTAAATAGGTGATGTTATACTTGAAAAACCAAGCGGTATTTTGTATCTGTAACTCATAGAAACGAGGTTCCACAATGTCCGCACTATCTGCCCTATACAAGCGTGATGAATACGCCACTGATCTAAGGATTAGGGATTCTGCCGAATTTGTAGGCAAACTCTATCAAATTTCTGGTGCGAAAAGCGATGCCAAGGCCAGAATATCTACAGATAGTTATGGGGTGGTCTATTGCACGACAACAATGGATATTGCCAAGTCCCTTCGTGACTTTCTATTTGAGGACGTTAAAGTAAGTGGTCGCGGCGTGTGGACCAGAACAAGCTTGGGTGAATGGGAAATTAGCGATTTTACAATAACAGATTTTGCACCAATCAAGCGAGAAGGTTTGCGTAGTGCGGTAAATCGCATTAGAGATTTGAATATTACATGGCCAGTTGACCCATTGGGTGAAATCGCTGCATTCGATGAAAAGATTGAGGCACCGCACCAATGATCGTCGCCTTCGATAATATGTGGATTTGGTTTGTCAAGTATAACATCGCCTTTAAATAGTGCCTTGCGGGTCGGCGTGGGTTTGATTACAAAGTCTGAGTGGGTGGCTCAACCTTAACCGTTTATTGGTTTTGCGTTACCAAATGTGCCAGCATTAATTGGCCACCCACACGATTACTAGAATATAATACCCACTAGCGCCATTAAGCCAGCGCCCGCGACGAAGCCAAAGATGGCTCCAATCAGACCGGCTGCGTTTATCATGCGCTCGATTTCTTTATCATCCATCTAAACTCTCCACCATTTCTATTCTCTCACCGATCCACCGCATGACTGGCACGGCCATTGAGTTGCCCATCGCCTTGTATCGGGGGCCATCTGGGCAATCTTCTGCGGCTTTGTTGCGCCACGGTATTTGCGTGAAGTTGTCTGGGAAGCCTTGCAGGCGCTCGCATTCTGTTGGGGTTAAGCGTCGCACTTGCAGGTCATTCATGACCGCTGGCGTTTTGCTCTTATCCAGAGTTGGCGTGACTTCCGTTGACACGCTGTCGCCTTGGTTGGCGCTATTCTGTGCGCCGAAGGCTATTGGCAATGTTTCTGTTGTCGGATCGTATGCGCTTCCCGTGCGAGTTGTGAGGCACTGAGCCACAACAGCCTCCGCTTCTACTCGCTCGTTGCCTGTGCGACTGAATGGAGCGCCTTGTGTAACTGTGGGGGCAGCTTCTTGCCCCGCTTCTCTGCTCGGCGCAGTATGCCCTGACATGCTTTCGCGCTCAAAAAGAACCGCTGCGGCACGTCGCCAGTCTCCAAGGTATCCGACAACGAACACACGGCGGCGGCGCTGTGCCACTCCGAAGTATTGAGCGTCAAGCACTCGGTAGGCGAACCCATACCCGAGCTGGCCCAGCGCCCCGAGAAAGGTTCCAAAATCCCGCCCTCGTTGGCTAGACAAGACGCCGGGGACGTTCTCCCAAACCAACCACTTGGGCTGATACTGTGCAGCAATGGCAAGATAGGTGAGCATGAGATTTCCCCTTGGGTCATCAAGTCCCTTGCGAAGTCCTGCGACTGAGAAACTTTGGCAGGGGGTTCCTCCGACCAGAAGGTCAATTGATCTGTCAATGGGCCACTCCTTAAATTGCGTCATGTCGCCCAAGTTAGGGACATTTGGATAACGATGCGCCAGCACGGCGCTTGGGAACTTTTCTATTTCGCTGAACCATTGCGGTGTCCAGCCAAGAGGATGCCACGCGGCTGTGGCCGCTTCAACGCCAGAGCAAACGGAGCCATATTTCATGCTTCATCCTCAAACTTATTCGACAGCGGTTTGATTGGCTGCTTGCTGAAGATCCACCGCCACTGCGGCTTTGTGTACCCAGGCACCTTGATGAAATCGCGCACACGGTACAGCTTCCCAGCGTCGGCCATGTTGTTGAGATAACTTGAGGTGCGAGCAATGCTCTCACCGAGCATACCAGCTCCCTCAGAGGCCGATATGCGTTGGTCATAGCGCAACATTCGGAAAAGACGCTCACCCTGTTCTATGCCGTGCTGGCGGCGCTTCTCGGCCAGCTCAATCGCACTTGGGTGCATCGTTGACTTGCGAGCCTCACGCGATGGCAGAGGATCACGATTGCCGAGTTTATGCTGCAACTTCTCAAACTCAAGCAAACAGTGGCCATAAGTGATCTCAAACCGCTCATGCTTGTCTGTGACGCCCTCTAGCATAGATTTCAGTCGGGCTTCGGAAGATCGCTGATCGCGGACTTTAGCTTCTCTAGCAGAGCGCCTTGCTCTTGCAGCCTCTGCTGCAACGCTGGTCGCATCGCTGTCTTCGGTTCCGACAGAAGAATTGAGTTTACTCTTTCTAGCCGTTTTATATATTGCATTATTAGGTCCATATTCGCGCCTTTTTCGCTTGAGGGTTATATTAAGTTTACTTGTGATCCGACCAACGGTGGACGGGGTTACGCGCAGCAATTCGGCAATTTCGCTCTGTGACATATCCATCTCTGCGCACCTGATAACCTGATCGGTCAAGGTTTCAGCTTCCTGCTTCATTCGTCTTCCTCGCAAAATAAGCCGCAATCGGGCATAGTTTTAAGTGGGCGTCCCTTTGCCTTCGGGTCAAGTTCGTCAAGAAAGATGCGCTCATTCTTAACGCGCACTAGCCTTGCGCCAAGCCTGCGCGATTGCTCCGCACGCTGGTCAAACACTTCTGGAAATTCGCGGCGCACCAAATTCCAATATGTCGGGCTGGTTGCTTTTACGCAGCCAATGCAGTTGGCGTTTGGAAAGCCTCGATTATAAATCTCAGGCAACTTTATGCCAGCGGAGCGGATCATATCCGCACAGTCGTTCTTGGTCATGTTGGCGTCGATCAAGATAGGCAATACATTGTCGCGCTCAGTCATAACGAAACGATCATGCCTGTTGCGCTCATCAACGGTAAAACCAAGCACATGCCAATCAACGGGGTTGCTCTCTTCCCATTCTTGGCGGGCGCGTTTCTTTAGCTCAACTGTACACGGCGCACCGTGAGGGAACGCCATACCCTTACGGCGGTCAAAAACGTCAACCACAGAAGCCAAGGGATATTTGGAGTTGACTGCGTATTGGATGTCAATGCCAACCCAATTTGCAACATCTTCAGCAAAACGCATATTGTCATGATGCTCCTCAATCACAGGATTATTGACGGCGTACACGCTGTCAGCGCCGTATTTATCAACAGTGAGCTTGAGCGCCGCCGCACTGGCCGCGCCGCACGAGAACCAGACTGCTATCTTCATTCGTCTTCCTCCAGCGGCTCGATCTGGCCTTTTCCATTGCAGTTGTCGCAATCTTGCACTTCCGACTCAAAGTCGCCGTGCCAGGTCGCACTCTGACGCACCCAGACCTCGCGCTCAACTTGGCCATCGCCATCGCACTCAGGGCAATCAATTAGCTTGCTCATATCAAGTCTCCACGAAATCGGAGGCGTTCATGGCCCACAAGATAAAATTAGGCTTGGTCAGGCCGACGCGATTATATACAGCGGCCTTGGCAATGCGCCCAGCACTGAAATTGCGCTGGGCTGAATTGCCTGCTGTTTTGCTGTCAATGTTAAGATAGTCGGCAATCTCAGAGGTCGTGCAATATTTCGTCTCACTAATGTAAGCAAAGACAGCCTTGTCTAGCTTTTGCGGTGATATTGGCTCTGGCTCTGGCAGCTCAATAACCTCACCAGTGGTTTCTGGCTGCGGGACTTTAACGCCGTTTTCGATCTTAATCGCCATCCAAGGTGTGGAGCTGGCCTTGTCGGAATAGTTCGGGATGAGGACGGCGTTGATGCTGTCGCCAGCCTTCACATCATGATCGTCAACAACGCCAGCGGGAATAAAAACGCCCTCTGCGCTTTCTATGTCATACGCAAAACAGAAGCCGTTGAAGTGGACATTCGTTATAATGATTGATTTGGTGTGCATTGTATCTTCCTTGTTTTAACATTCTGTAACTCTTCATCACATATCATAACAATATTGGCAACACATATTTTGTGCTTGCAATGATATTTATTTAATATTAAGGGTAGGGGGCAAGTATAGGAGGGTCCAATGGATCACAAGCAACTGATAGGTTTTACCCAGGCCCAGAAGGAAGCCATCGCAGAGGCGGCACGACGATCTGGGTTGTCATTCACAGCATTTGTGCGGAGTTCCGCCGTATCAAAGGCCGCTGATGCTGGCGTTGAAGTAACGCAGCCGCGAGTTGATTAATGGTTAACGGGCGCAACAAGGGCGCATCGTTTGAACGCGAGACAGCCAACGCCTTGCGCGATGAACTCGGAATAGGCTTTAAGCGCAATCTAATTCAGTATCAGGAAGCTGATCACGGTGACTTGACGCCAGATGATCCGGCGTTTCCGTTTACTCTGGAGCTTAAACGCTACAAAGACGGACCTATCGGCGGCTCTATAGGCTGGTGGGAGCAAGTTAAAACCGCCGCAGAGCGTGAGCAAAAGATGCCGTGCCTGATTTACAAATACGACCGCAAGCCAATGAGATGCGTGATCCCTCTGGCTGCGTTAACCGATTGCGATCACGATTACACAGTTGAGGTCGATTTCGAGACCTTCTGCTATATTGCAAGGGAGAAACTAGGATGAATGACGAAGAGTACATGCAGATATATTGCGCCGCTTTAACTGGATTAATCGCAGCGCAAGGTCAAAACGATTTATTGACAAACAGTAAAGAAATCTTGGATTTTGAGGAAATACAAATTCCAGATGTACGCTTTGCAAGACAACAAGTGGAGATCGATCAAATTGATCTGTTTATTGGCTTGACTACAGTTGCTGGAATGATTGCAAACCATGCCCGAGAAGAAATAGCGGAAAGATTAGAAGCATGATCCCCGCTAACAAACTATCCAACTGGCAATATCACGCCACTGACGCGATTAGCTCATCTGACGTTAAAATGGTGCATAGCAAGTCGCTGGCACACTGGAAGGCCAAGGTCTACAAATCCAGCGTGGCATTCGACCTTGGCACTTGCACCCACTCAATGGTGCTAGAAGATGGCGCTGGAATGATCCGGGGGCCAGAAACCCGCCGAGGCAAAGCATGGTCAGAACTGCACGAACAAGCGCAGGCAGAAGGTAAAACCCTGCTAACCTGTGGTGACTATGATCTGGCTCGTGAGATGGCAGACAGTGTGCTGTTCCATCCAGCAGGTCAGCGAATGGCAGGCGACACAACAGTCAATGAGGCGAGCTTTTTCGCTCCAGACCCAGACAGCGGTTTGCAGCTTAAAGCGCGCCCCGATAGCTATTGGGACGCAAAAGGTGTCATCTATGACCTCAAAACGTGTCAGGACGCCAGCCCTCGCGGTGTGGCGAAAGACATGCAGACCTACAACTACGCCATCCAGGCTGCGTTCTATTTGCATGTTTTATCGCTGGCAGGCTATGAAGCCAAGCAATTCGTCTTCGTGAATGTTGAAAAGACAGCGCCGTTTGCTGTATCAACGAACACTCTATCACCCGAATATCTTGACTGGGGGACGCAGCAAATGCACCTGACCTTAGACAAGATTGCAAAAGCCAACGAGGCCCAAAAGTGGGACACTGGTTGGTCAGATCAAACTAATGTGATTGATCTGCCACGATGGCTACAAGCCGACTTTAACTAGGAGAAAACACTATGGCTAAAACTGACTTCAAAAGCGTGATGGTGCGCAATGTGGAATTTAAATACCCTCGCCTGAACGCAACCTATCGTTATAATTCATCGGAAAAGCGCAGCGAGGAAGCCGCGCCAACAGCATCCGGAGCCGCATATTCTATAGGTTGGGAGATGAACAAGGATGACGCCGCAAAGCTACACGCGGAACTGAAAGCCCATTACGAAACCTGTGATACTAAAGGCCCGTTTTCGAAAGTATTCGGAATGAAGAAGCTGGAAAACGGCAATTATGAGTTCAAAGCCAAGCGAAACGGCGTGAACGCACAGGGCGTTTTAAACGAAAAGCCTCGCGTAATTGACGGCATGAAGAAACCTCTGGCTGATGTATCCTTCTGGACAGGCTCCAAAGGCAATATAAAGGTGACTGCATATCCGTCTCAAAACCCGCAAACGAACCCGCCGGAGAACGGCATCTCACTACTGATCGACACTGTTCAAGTTACTCACGCAGTCTATGGCGGCGGTGGTCTTGATGATTTCGATGAAGTGCCAACAACGATGTCCGGCGGTATTGACGCATCGTTGGATGACTTTGGCCCAGCAGCAGCTCCAACTGCGTCACCTGCGGCTGATATGGCCGCCGCTTTAGACGACGAAATCCCGTTTTAAGCATAAGAAAACCCCGGCAGTTGGGACGCTGCCGGGGTTCCATGGGAGAAAACAGACCGTGATTGGTGAAAGGGTCCGAACATGAACAGACTAACAAAAACAAGCGAAGTTGGCAAGAAGCAGCTCCTGTTAGCGCATGGTGCGCACGATACAAAAATTGGCGACAAATACTTAGAATATGACGGCATCACCCTGAATGAAATAGCCAAGATGGTGAACAAGCCGCAGGCGAAAGAAAAAGCCGACGCCTCATTTATCATTGCATCAACCTATCGTGACTACGATGGTCGGAACCACGCGACCCAGCGCGAGCATGGAGAATACTGGCTGCTGTCCCTAGATGTTGACGAAGGTGATCCATCGCTGACAGAGCTGCGCACAGCTGTTGCCACAGTTACAGGTGATGCGTCCGCACTGTTCTATTCCTCGTCTGGGGCCAGCGAAGACAATCGCAAGTGGCGCGTGCTAATTCCGCTGGCCCTGCCAATACATGGTGAAGATTACGCCGACGCGCAGCTCGCTTTGCTTGACCTAATGCAGCAGGAGGGCATCACCTGCGATGCTGCGCTCTCCCGCACTGGTCAACCGATCTACCTGCCAAACGTACCGCCAGCTCGCAGGGATTCGCAGGGTGCGCCGAGCTTTTACCACGGGGTTCTCCATCGCGGCGGCGGGATGCTTATTCCAGAAGAAAGTAAAATCTGGGCAAACCTAAAGTTCAGACGTAAGAATGAAGCCATAGCAGCAGAACTTGCCGCCGCCGAGAGGTCACTTCGCGCACAGGAGCGTGAAAATAATCGCGGCAAGTATGACGATGATGACCCAATTGACGTATTTAACCAACGTCACACCATAGCAGACATCATGCTAAAATACGGATACGAGCGCAAAGGCAGATCAGACAGCTATCGCAGTCCAATGCAGTCAAGCGGATCGTTTGCCACCAAGGACTTTGGAACGCACTGGGTCAGCCTATCCGGCTCTGACAGAGCATCCGGTATCGGTCAGGCCACCGGCGAGTTCTGTTACGGCGACGCTTTCGACATCTGGGCGCACTTTGAACACGGCGGGAGAATGTCAGACGCGGTGCGCGAATACGGCAAGGAAATCCGCCCAACGCCAGCAAAGCAGCGCGAAGAGATCGTAAAGGCGGCGTCGGACCCATACGCTGACTTTGATACCATTCCAGATCCAGAGCCGCAGCCAGTGCAGCCTAAAGCTACAATCATAATACCGAACGCAGAGCAAAAGCCGATCTTCTGGCTTAAGGACGCCGAACCAGTGCTGACATCATCCTACCTCATTAAGGGATGGCTGGGTCGAGGCCAGATGTCAGTGGTCTATGGGCCATCAAACGTCGGCAAGTCGTTCTTCTGTCTTGACATGGCGCTTTGCGTCTCAGCCAGCGTGGACTGGCAGGGCAGCAAGGTTAAAGGTGGGCCAGTGCTATATCTGGCCACCGAGGGCGGCAACGCATTCCAATCGCGCTGTGTGGCACTGCGCAAACAGTACGGCATCTTTGACGCTCCGCTAGCTGTCAGGCCGTCGCCCGTTGATCTGCTGCGTCCAGAGGCCGACTTGGCTGGCCTGATTGAACTGTGCAAGCAGATCGAGGTCGATACGGGCGAGCCGCTGGCAATGATCGTGATCGACACGCTATCCCGCGCAATGGCTGGCGGCGACGAGAACGGGCCGACAGATATGACATCCTTTATTGCCAACGTCGACGCGCTGCGTGATGTAACGGGCGCACATATTATGATCGTGCATCACTCTGGAAAGGACGCAGCCCGTGGTGCGCGGGGGCATTCGAGTTTAAAAGCCGGGGCGGATTCTGAGATTGAGCTGGAGGTAGACGGCAAGCTGCGCACAGCCACCGCGACCAAACAGCGTGATCTGGAGCCGCAAGATCCATTTGTGTTCACACTCAAGGTACATGAGCTGGGCAAAGATGAGGATGGAGATGCGGTCACAACCTGTACCATTGAGCAGGCAGACCCCGACGATGTAGCCGACATGCAGCAGAAGCGACCAAGCGGCGCAAACCAGAAAGTTGTCGTGTCAGCCTTCAAACAATTGCGCGGCGAGGGCATCGGTGGCTCAAATCCAACTGGTCCAGGCTGGCCAGAAAGCGGCAAATTCTGGTGCATTGACGAAGAGAGTTTGAGGGAGTTTGCTAGGGGCAAAATGACCTCCGCCAACCCATCTGGAGCCTACACAGCGGCGATCAAAGGGCTAATCTCAAGCGGCTATATGGTGCAAAATGAGGGCAAAATATGGATTTCTGCCAAGGAAGGCAGGGTCACATGATGTACGATTTTGCTACGATTTTCATGTTATTGATTTTGCACAGTATAAACACGTTTTTCGTATTTTTCGTAGCTAATCGTAGTCAAAATCGTATGATTGGACATGACCTACGAAGAATACGATTTGCCTATAAGGCAATCGTATTAGTATGTCGGGAGAAAATTAATGGCTAAAAAGACAGCCAAAGCTAAGGCCGCGATGGCCAATCGCGGAACCTTCGACAGTAAGCATACTGACTACGGAGAACCGATCCACTACAAGGTAGCAGCAGCGGTCGAGCCGTTTACCTTCGCATCAGCAGCGGCCAGCAAGGTGTGGGGCGATACGTTGGTCAATTGTGTGCCGCCAGCATACGCTCTCAGATACCGTGAGCTGCGTGGCGATCTGGAAGCCGCGATGGTTGCAAACGATCACGAGCTGTGCGTTGATCTGGCCACAAGCCTGATTAAGGCGCTTAAAATGATGA